CCGCCGCCGCATTATCCGCTGCTGATCCTATCAAGGTTGCATTGATTGCCCCTGGTATGGTCATCAAGGGTACTGCTGTTGATAGTGCCGCTTCAACCAGTGGCTTCACCAGCAAAGCGCAAGACCTTGACGCTGATGGCCGCCTTGACCCCGACGATGTTACCGGTGGTGGACTTAGCACCTGGCGCACCGAGGATTCCGGTCTGACCGTTTATTGTGTCGTTTGCACCGGCGCGATTATCTAAAAGGAAAATGACAAATGACCGCACCTATGATCTCTGAACAATGGCCTCGTTTTGTACTCCCCATTATCCGCAAGGAATGGGAACAGTCGATGAGTGCCGTCAATTCCCCGCTTATGTCCATTATGGGCGTGGAGAATTCCGTTTCGTCTGTCGAGTATTCACAGGGTATCGGTACTTTTGGTATCGTTCCTGAATACAATTCTGCAACCGCAGAAGCGGCTGGCGGAGCTATCCAGTACGACAATTTTAACCCGCTGTATGAAGCGACTTTCACCCATAAAGAATACGCGAAGGGTGCTGCCGTCGAGCGCAAACTCTGGGATGACAACCGCACCAGCCAAATCAAACGGATTGCACAGTCTTTGGGACACTCGTTTGGAACTACCCGCGCCTATCATGCGTCAAGCATCCTGAATAACGCTTTTGCAACCATTACTGGTTTTGACAGCGTCGTTCTGTGCTCTGCTTCTCACCCCACCAATAAAGTAGATTCAACCGCTATCTCGAATCTTGGAACAACCGCTCTGAGCTATGCCGCCGTGGTTGCCACTCTATTGGCCGGCGCGAACCTTGACGACGACCGCGGCATGCCTATGCCGTCAATCTACGACACTCTCTATGTTCCTACTGCCCTAGAAGCAACTGCCTATGAAATCATCAATGCCATCCAGAAACCCGGCGCTGCTGACTTCAACGGCAACTTTGTCGGTTCAAAGGGACTCAAGGTTGTTGTTGACCCCTACCTCTCTGATGCGAATAACTGGTTTATGATTGACAGCAACCAGGCAAAGATGCATGCTCTTTGGTTCAACCGCGTTAATCCTGAGGTTGCTCTTGACCCCTCCAGTGATTACAACCTGGTTGCCAAGTATCGTGGCTACATGCGCTACTCGTTCGGCTGGGACGATTATCGCTGGATTTACGGCCATAACGTAACCTAGTCAAAAAATAATGGGCGGGTGAAATTCCCGCCCGATGGTTTTGCCAGCCACAAATGAGGCACAAGTCAATCGGCTGAAATGCCTAAACCCCTTATAGGGTACTTAGTAAAGGAAATAAGAAATGACTACTCACTTCTCTGGTGACGTAAGATCGGATAACGGTTTTTATTCCACCGATGGATATAACAAATTCCATAATCATGCTTGTACCGAAGGTTATGCGGTTGAAATCAAATCAGACCCCGTAATCGTTACCGGTACTCACTTTGGCGCTGAAATTACTGTAGACGCGACTCCTTCAACTGCTACATCGGCCGCAGGAATTCGCGGCGTTGGTGGTATCGGACGTTTAGCCGCTACCTACACAATGACTGATGGTTCTTTGATCGGTTCTTATGGTCAAGCCTGTAATCTTGGAACTTTGAACGGTTCGGGTATTTTCATGGCTGGCTCTTACTCACTATTAGAGGACGGCGGAACGTTTACCGCCGTAAGTCATGTGTCTGGTTTGTGGGTTGATTCTCACCTCACTAAAACTATTACCGCTGGTTTGTCTGAATTGGCCTACTTGACCAATAACGGCACCACGACCCTGGATAACGCTTTATACGTATACGCCGGCAACAAGATTACCAACCTATTTACTATCGACACTGCATCAGGAATGGTATCAGATGCAACCACCGCTGATTACACCTTCACAAAGACCCGCAAGGTAAAGGTCGTCGTGGGCGGCGAAACTGGCTACTTGATTGTAGACATTGTGTAGAAAGGTTCTGAATGGATAAAACAATAACCCTGCCGGTCGAAGCGCAAAAACATATACATATGATTCGGGGTCAAATGATGAATTTGCAGAATCAATTACAACAGTTCATAGACGGCACTTTGATCGGCATGGGTATTGACGTTTTCAATCTTGACTGCGAAATTCAACCTGATTTTACAGTCAAAGTATCCCCACTAAAAAAGGTAGGGGATGTCGTGAAAGAAATAGAAAAGGCAGGTAAATAATGGGTTCTGCTACTGGAACTTTACAAGCCGCAACCACAATTGCTAAGACAACCCAAACACTCATTGGTGCTGAAATTAAATGTGCTGGGTATAAATTCATCACGCTTTTCTTCACCTATACAAAGGGTGATGAAACCGGACTAACAATCGTGCCGTCGTTCATGCGCACGACTGGCGGAACAGCTCACCCATTCGCTGAATGGTCAACCGCCGCTGGCGCTAAAACGCTTACCGCTTCAACCTTTACATTGACGGGAACGGTGAACGGATACATCACGCTTGATATTGAGGGCGTTGATTACGTGAAGTTTACCCAGGGCGGTACTGCGAACGACGGTACTCCGACCGGAACCCTGGCCGCTTCATACACGCTGAAGGGCTAACAATGACCTTCACGTTTGATAACACACTTGCTACCAACCTTGCTATTGTTCGTTTCGAGATAGGTGATACCAGCGATTCAGGGCATTACCTGGAAGATGAAACGATCAACTACTACCTCACCAATGATTCTGTTGGCGGAGCGGTAATCGCTTGTTTGGAATACATCATCACGCAGTTATCGCAGCCTAACTTTAGGCTTGACTGGCTGACTGTTTCAAACGAACAGGCAAGGGCGGGCATGGAAGGCGTGCTGAAACAGAAGCGCCAGAAATACGGATTATACAGCGTCACAATGACTGCAAGCATCGGACATGCTCACCGGGCGGATAGTTACGAGAAACTAGCCGAGGCCAATGAGGATGGCGATTACTACACCACCCCGGATGGCGCTCCATGAGTCTTATAAACAGCCGCCTTGCCGGACAGTTACAAAGGATAACCGAAAGCTCTGTCTATATCGACAAAGCCGTAATCCTGCGCGATGTTGCATCTGGGACATTTGATACCTACAACCATCCTGTAACTACTGAGTCGGAGATACCGGCTGTCGGTTCGTTCACAGATAAACCAACACGCGAGATATGGAAAGAACACGTCAATCTTGCATTGATAGAAGCCGAGTACAGATTGAAGTCACCAAAACCCCTTGACAGTGACCGGCTTAGAATCACAGAACGCTTTGGAAGTATGACAACCGAAAGGACTTATGAAGTTGTTGGAATTTCTGACCGGGGAACATTCGGGTACGTGGTTGCGCTGAAAGCGGTGTCAGTGTGAGCGTTGGAATGACTATCGACACTAAAGAGTTTGATTTGTTCATAAAGAACATTGATTTCTCTACGAATGATTCTTTGTCTATCGAAAAGAAGGGCGCGAAGGTGCTTATTGAAGGGATGCAATCAAGGGCGCGGGTTGATTCTGGCGATATGCGAGATAGTGTCAAGCAGCATATTATCAAATCAACAAAAGAGGTAATCGAGGATCATGTGGGGCCGGAATCAACATACGCTGTTTATAACGAATTCGGCACTGGTATTTATGCAGAATCGGGTGCAGGAAGAAAAACGCCGTGGGTTTACCGGGACAGGAACGGTAACTTTCATAGAACCGAAGGAATGAGAGCGCAGCCGTTTGTAAGGCCAACAGCCCGCGAAGATGGCGATAAATGTGTTGATGCGATAAAAAAAGAATTTGGAAGACTGGTATTGAAAAGATGGCACAAATAATTCCAAACCTTATTAAGCACCTGATGAATGACGCTAATGTAACTGCGGCATTTGCACACAGGATAACGGGAGACGATGTTCCTGCCGGTCAGGAATATCCGTATGCTTATTTATGGGAAGTAACTCCAGGGCAGCAATACCACATGAGGGGTGAGGCCGGGCGAATAACGATGGTTCAATGTGATGTTGTAGACGATGACATTTTAGGGGCGGATACAAACGCCGAGATTATCAGAAACTCGCTATCTGGTTTTCGCGGATCACTTGGAGATATGGTTGTTGGATACGTGTTCGCTGATACGCGCTCTGTTCCTAAAGACCCTGACCAACAGGCGTATCGCAGGATTATTGAGATAAACATCGGCACGAACGAATAAGGAGGCACATGTCAAAATTCAGAGAAATGCCAACCCTTGAGGTTGAGACTATCCAAGAGAAAGCGCAAGGCGTGCCGGATAAGCAGGCAGAGGTTTATTTTGAACAAACGAAATGGCATGGCGTTATTCCTACTTTCCGTTGCGTAGCGTGCGGGCATTGTGATGAATCAAGAGATTCTATGGTCTTGCACGTTGTTGAAAAACACGTCACAGGAAAGAACAAAGAACGAGTACTTAACCAGTTGATAAAGGAGCGTTAGATATGGCAGCAACCGTAATTGTACCGCAGCAACTATTATCACCGTTCCCGGTAACTCCCCTCACGGCAAATTCTGCGGACATTGTATTTACCGCATTAACGATCACAGAGGGCGATGAGTTTCCTTGTACCGGGCGCGAGATCATCCTTATTTCTAATGGCACAGGAACAAACACCTTGACCATCTCAAGTAATGATGATGAAAAGGGACGTGCTGAAGACATCACAGCCTATTCACTGGCATCTTCAGACTTCGCGGTTTTCTCACAGGGATTAACTAATTCAAAGGGTTGGAAGAGTTCGACCGGAAAGATAAAACTAACCCCGTCAAGTGCGGAAATCAAGTGTGCTGTTTTGCGCTTGCCCGCTGGGTATCCCAATTAAGGAGTAGATATGGCAGCCCCAACAGCAATTACGGTTCAATCAATGTTGGCTCCATTCGCGGCAGTTGGTGCTGGCGCGGCTGATTTTACTTTTGCCGCAGGCACGATCACCGATGGAGACACGTTCGTATGTACTGGAAGAGAACTCTTGGTCGTTCAAAATAACGACGCTGGCGCAGTAACGATCACCATTACCAGCGTTGTAGACGAAAAGAACAGAACCGGAGATATAACAACTTATTCGGTTGGAATCGCTGAATTCGCAGCGTTCCCAATTGGACTTACAAATTCAAAAGGCTGGAAATCAACGGCTGGCACGGTTCGCATTACCGTAAGTGATGCAGACTTGAAAGTCGCTGTTCTCAGACTTCCATCTGGATACCCTGATTAGGAGGCAACATGGCAAGCAGTGCATTTTGGGCTTTTGGTTCAAAAATTCAACTTGGGGATGGCGCGACTTCGGAATCATTTGCAGACATTGCAGAGGTTGTCGATCTCGTACCGCCTGCAATGACAAAGGATTCGATTGACGTTACCAATCATTCAAGTACAAATCGCTGGAAAGAGTTTATCCCCGGAATGAAAGATGGCGGATCTGTGTCGGTAAAAGCAAACTGGCTCCCGACCAACGCTACCCACGACGGCTCGACCGGTGTACTTGAGGCATTTACCGATAACGTGAATCATAACTGGAAAATTGTCTTACCTGATTCATTGTTGACTATCTCGTTTACAGGACATATTACGGCCTTTAATCCAGAGACCCCGCTCACCTTGCAGGGTTCGTTATCCTTCACCGTCAAGATCTCCGGTGAGCCGACGTTCGCTTAGTAGAAAGGTTTTGTAATGGCTTTGACTCGTGATGAAATTTTGGGCATGAATGACCTGACAGTTGTTGAATGGTCTGTACCAAGTGAGGTTCCTGTTTGGGGCGGTAAGACGATCTATTTGAGACCGCTCACCAGGGGCGAACAGGACGCCTATCTGAAAAGTCAGTTTAAGCAGGGCGTATTGAAGAGGGTGGCCGGTCAGAAAACGGCTGGATCCGATATACCGATGGAAGACCTCTACGGACATGATGCCTGGTTATGCTCAAAAGGCATTTGTGATGAAGACGGCAAAAGTCTATTCAAAGAGTCCGACGTTGTAAAGCTCAATGAAAAACTTGGTGAATTCATCGGACTGGCAGCCATTGAGATACTCAAAGTTTCTGGAATGTCCGGGGACAAGGCGGTCATCGAGCAAGAAGTAAAAAACTCCTAGACGACCCCGACGCGCTTTTTGAATGTCGTTTGGGGTCGTTGCTTGGCTTGACGATTGGACAGGTAAGGGCGTTGCCGGTTCCAGAATTCAACCGATGGAAAGCCTTTTACGCGCTGGAACCGTGGGGATGGTGGAATACAGAAATAATCGTTGCGAACCTGTTCTCCCATCTCTACAACATCGCCAACGGTGGAAAGAAACGAGTAAGTCCGCGCGAATTCATCCGCGACCTGACCAATGGCGAAAAAGAAAAACTTGAGACCGAAGAGGTTATGGCTAACATGACCGATGAAGAGAAACGCAACTACATCCGCGAATGTGCAATCAAAGCGTTTGGCGGTTAGCGAGGTAAAGTGTCCACAGCAGCTACGATTTGGGCGAAACTACTGCTTGATAAGTCTGGGTTTAATAAAGGACTGAAAGAAGCGGACTCGACAACAAAAGACTTTTCTAAAAACGCCGCGTCTAGACTTGGACAGGTAAGCTCAGTATTTAAAACGATCACCGGCGTTTCTCTTGGTTTTGCGTCAGCCGCAACCGCTGCCGCCGTTGCTGTTAAATTCGTATACAACGAATTAAAAAAGGCTGAGGCAGCGGCAAACGAATCAGCTATCGCAGACGCAAGACTGAATGCCGTTCTTGAATCTACTGATGGAATAGCTGGGATGACTGGAAATCAGTTGAGCGCTCTTGCTACACACGTGAGCAAACTCACAGGGCTAGATGATGAATTAGTAAAAAGCGCCGAGGCTGTTCTTTTGACGTTCACAAGAATTGGTAAGGATGTGTTCGGAGATGTTATCGAGTCCGCGACAGATATGTCCGCCGTTTTGGGGCAGGACCTGCAATCGTCTG